ACCGTTACCGTCAACATCGAAGTTATCACTATCGAACTGAGCAACACCAAGTGTGCTTACAGATGCTTTCTGAGCAGCGATGGTGATTACACCAGTACCGTCATTGTAGCTAAGATCAATTGCGTCACCATCGTTGGAGAACATATTGAAGACTTTATCTTCAATGAATTCGCCAATCTCAGCACCAGCGCCAGCAGAGTCAAGATAGAGGTTCTTAACAATAGTTTTGCCAGAACCATTCGGTGTAATTTCGATGTTACCATTAACATCTGAAGAAATGATGCTGTTACCGTTGATTGTTATGTTATCAATATCGATACTTGTCAGACCGTTAATGTCTGTAATCGTATCACCCAGATTGACAACATCTGTACCAAGAGTGATGCTGCTGTTATCAAGTTGGGCATTAGACAGAGCGAGAATGCTAACAACACCAGAGTTGATAGCAAAGTCACTAGAATTAAATGCAGCAACACCCTTTGTACCGCTTGTGGTCGCTGTTACGCCGGCAAGAACACCAGTAGCGGGGGTGTAAGAAAGACCAGTTGCGGGAGTTACGCTAATTGCGTTTCTTGCGTCGCTATCTGCTCTGACAGAGGTATAGAAGAGTTTGGTCGAACCTTCTGCAATATCGTCTAGAGTCTTTGTGCCGAAGTCGGAGTCAAATCCAAGATACTTACCTGCAAGACTTGCTGCGTTAAATGCTGCAAGAGAGAAGGTGGGATCTGTTCTGTCAATTAAGTTAGTACCACCTGCACTATCAAGATTCGAATCTTGATAAGTTCCAAAAACATAATATTCGCCGTTCGAAGCATCTCTAAAGATACCGGTGTGTTCTTTAGTTGTGCCAGCATCAGGCGAATAGTGACCAATGAAACCAATGTCGAGGTCGTCAGAAGTTTCGTTGGAATCGGCAAGGTGGATTAGAGGATCGTTAACACTCAATCTTACGGTGTTAATAACAGTCTCTGTACCTGTTACTGTCAGATCACCGACGATGATGCTTTGGAAAGTAACATTATCAGAAGTCTCAACAGACTGCCCGATTGCAATCGAACCATCAGTGATTGTAACACCAGTACCACCTGAGAAGTGCGCTCTTGTTTCTGCAGCACTGGGCCCAGTGTATGTGAGAACACCTGTTCCAGAGTTGTATCCAAGAGAACCGTCTCCACCAGCGTCTGTTACAGAGATTGCTCCCCTTGCACGAGCGTCTGTGAAGTAAAGATTCGTAGAACCTTCAGGAACACTATCAGTGTCAAAGTTAAGCGAACCGCCAAGAGAAACTTCATTTCCAAGAATCGTAACACTGCTGTTTGCCAACTGTGCGTTAGAAACACCACCTGTTGCAATTGTAACTTCACCAGAAGTTACACTAAAGTCTGCAGAAGCAAAAGATGCAGCACCAATCTGAGTTGTGCTAGCAGTTGCAAGAGAGTATGTTACTTGATTATTACTGACAGTAGATGTGAACGCACCTGTAGGACCAGAAGCAGCAAATGTCAGAGTGTCTGTCAGGAGATCAACCGTGTCAGTATTCGGAACACCTTGATCGTCAGAAATATCAAGAGATGTAGAAATAGAAGTTGTGCTAGCAGCAGTCAAACGACCTTGTTGATCAACAGTAAATGTAGGAATTGCTGTACCAGATCCATAAGAACCAGGTGTGACTGCTGTATTATCAAGATCAAGTGTGATCGTATTGGAGCTAGCTGTGCTGGTAAGCGCCGTACCACCAGCAATAGTAAGATTTTCAGTTAGAAGATCGATGTCTTGTGTTGCTGCAGCATCATCTTCAACAGTAAGAGTTGTAGCGACATTTACAGTAGATGCAGCAGAAAGTCTACCTTGAGAATCAACCGTAAATGTAGGAATTGCTGTAGTAGACCCGTAGCTTCCTGCAGTAACACCGGTTTCACTGAGTCTGAATGTTACAGAGTTATCACTGTCATTAATAACAGAGATTCCATCTCTACCAAGAAGACCGATTGCAGAATCAGCCAGAATAATAGAGAATTGATTATCTATTCCAGAATCTGTAAATACATTGAGACGAAGTGTGTCACCACCAACAAGAGCGTCAATATATGCTTTAGTTGCAGCATCTGTCGAAGCACTAGGCGTTGCAAGATTTGTGATTCGATTACTGTTTACATCGATATTGCCTGTCGGAGAAAATGTAAGATCCCCGGAGGTTGTAGAAATTGTGTTACCGTTAATATCGATATTGTCAACAATAAGTTGACTGATTTTGTTGTTGGAGTCCGTGATAACCGCACTAAGGGCAGTAAGAACACCAGGCTGATGATCTGCAAGATCGGCAAAATACTTACCACCAATTACATCAATAGCACTCGTATCGCTATCGTTTGCGCCGACACCGATATAAAGTCTGCCACCACCATTATTATAAATTCCAGCAAGAGACGAATATGCTAATTCACCCGGAAGTAGACTTGTAGGCGCTCCACTAGTGGATGACCTTTTGATCCGAATAATTGCCATTAGAACGATCCTCCGTCAGATATAACGTTGTTCCCGAGTGAAAGTAAGGGTTCAAACTGTTGTGTAGTTTCGTTGAAAGTCAAGAGAGCTCCAGCTTGCTTTCCATCACCAGCAACAAGACTTACTTTAAAGTCTGCCGGTATGTTAATTGTTTGACTAACTCTTCTGATCGGAGTGCCGACGATAACTTTTTTAACTTTCGTGGCTTCTCTCGATTTTACTTGAGTCTTAATAACTGCCATTATTTTCTACCTTGTTACAGAAGGAGAAACTTTTACCTTTCCCTCAAGAACTCTTTCTATAATAGTGTTTCCATCACTATCTTCAAATGAGATTTCAACGTCATAGACGTATCTGCCTCTTGTATTTAGAGCGTCTGTCTGACTATTTGTTAGACTTAACACTACCACACCATCTTCAGCTGGATCTGCAATCAATGTTGTAAAATCAACGGTGTCTGCACTATCACTGTTATAGCCTCTTTTCATTTTTGCAGCAACACTATACCCCTGCAGATTCTTTTTAGATCCGTCAGGGTCAACAAGATGCAATTCCACAGAGATGTCTGCACCTTGATCAAATGTCATGTCTTCGTAATCTGCCATTTCAGATCCAAATATTAATCCATGTTTTTATTTATACAAGAAGAGAACTCAAGAACTTATGTCTTCGATAATTTCTTCACGAAATTCTTCAGCGATATCTGTTTCATTGAAGATATAAGATACGGTACATCTCCAACAATTAGTTTTTGCTGCATGATAGACTACTTTGTCTCTTTCATGATATGATCCAAAATATGCCGCCTTACATTGCCATCCTGGCTGATCTTGTATTGTTATAATTTTTTTTGTTTTTGGATCAACATATTTGAACCACCCATCACCAGTTTCGCTCCATGTGAAAATAAAATTATGACCATGTGCGTTCCAGTTGTTATGCCAAGAAATATAACCGCCTGGAGGATACATTACTGTTAATGCATTATTACGAGTGGCAAGAAAATTCATCATTTTATCATTCAAGTTTACAAGATTTTTGGTAAATTCATTTCTCCAAACAGCAGGCGCTCTACCCGTAAACATGTTATGTTCAGTTGAAGATATTTTGAAATTATAAGAAAGCATATAATCAGGAAAGCCTTCATGCTGTAAATCTTGTCTCATAACTTCTTTTCTGTATTCTTCTCCTGTGTAGTAATCCGCTTGAGATTCTGATTCTTTGGAAGCACTAAACAATCTAAGATACTCTTTAAAATTTTCATGCTCTCTGAGTTTGGGATACTCATTAAGAATATTTAAAAGTTCTTTGTTTCGTACAGGAATTGTTCTCATAATATAATACCGTTTTTATCAAGACCTGCTGAATAGTGTCTTAAGATTACTTCGCCTTCAGGTTTTGTTCTTGCCCAGTTAAGAGCATTATAATAGTTCCAACGAAGATCATCCTCAAAGATACCGATCTTTAAATCTTTATACTTGGGGTCTTTCTCTGTGAGCCACCAGAGAGAAAACTGATCCCATCCTTTGAGACTATCTGCATAGCCATTAGGCCACCATTCTCCACTCATTTGCTGTCTTGTCAGCTCCCACCAGTCCCACATAAACTCTCGTACAATAGGTTTTCTCATGTCATAGAGACAGACACCACCACACAGAGAGAATGCTGTTCTGCCTTCAGGAGTATCAAAGTACCACTCACTGTACACATAGCTTCTTTCTTTTGTAAGCTCAGAGAAGACCATATCATGATCTTTTAATTGATCCCAAACTTTGCAAATATCTTCGTGTTCACAATCCATATCTGCGTCAACGTACATCGTAATGTCGTAAGGGCTCTTTGACATACCCCAAAGTTTAGCCCGATAGTGATCGTCACAAAAGATAATATCGTCTGCTAACTCTCTTCCTCGATCATCAATGAAGCGCTCTTCTGTAACAAGACAGAATTTTGCGTCTTCATAGTAATCTTTAATAGAATCGATTAAATTGAGTGCATATTTGTAGAAATTAGGTTTTCTAGAAGCGACTACTAAAAAACCTTTAGTCGGTTCCATTTTCTTCTTCCTGTTTCTTCAATTCTTCCATAAGAATCATCATTGCATAGAGATCGACCTCTACCTTGCTCTTTGCTCGGCGAAGCTTTGATTTAAGTTGACGATTTTTGGAAGACTTAATTTCTTCTACTTCAAAAGCTTCTAGCTTATACTCAAAAAGTTTTTCAAGCTTTCTTGCTTTCGCATGCTCAATTTCTCTTTGTTTCTTTTCTTCAGCTTCAGCTTCTTTTCTGACCTTACGATCTTTGGTATTTTGAGTGATCAGTTCATCAGTGAGATCATTGAGAACTTCAAAGAAATCTAGATTCTCGTTACCTTTATCATCTGTTTTACGAAGTTTCATAACTTGACGATTAATACGACCAGCATCATCTTGAATTTCAAGAATGCAATTCAAGATGTCTTTTTCGTCATTTTCCCAGAAAGCATTATCTAACCATTTTCTATAACTCATTTCATCTCCTAATGACTAAGCGGTCCTCACATATAGAGTATAAGTTTCAATCGTTTCTCTAGAACCTTGTATAGTAGTACCTATGTAGTTACCTGTAAATAATCTACTATAATTACCTTCGAATACCCTGGTGTAATTTCCTTCATAGTTTGCCGTGAATGTAGCAGTTCTATCTTTAAGAACGTCTCTAGAGAAATCTCCAACAAAGTTTTTTGCAATATTTCTAGCGAAATTTCTGGTAACATTCGCTGCTCGATCTTCAATATAATCACCAACGAAATCACCAGTAAAATTGCCTACGAAAGTGCTGGAAGTTACAGCAGTTCTATCTCTGGTTGCACTACCTTGATAAGAAACAACACGATCCCCGACAAAAATACGAGTATCGTTTCTTACAAAGTTTTTTGCAATATCACCCTCAAAAGTTCTTACAAAATTCCTAAAGAAATTCGCCGTACGATCTCTTCTTCTTGTCCTTGTAACAACGGCAGTGCGAGTTTGTTGATCATTTCGTGTAAAATCGATATTATCAATATAATCACCTGTATAACTTCTAGTGGCTCTACGTTCCCTTCTAACGTTTACATCACGAGCAAATTGATTTCTAAAATAAGTTTGAGTTCCTGTTAGAACTTCTCTGAAATACGCATCCGCTCTGAAAAAATCTCTAGAATATCCAACCGCACGAAAATAATTTCTAAAATATGTTTGATCGCTACTAGTTGTAGTTCTACGACTTACAGTCCATTGTTTTGTATTAAGTTTTGAATCTGAAAACGCTACTGATCCTACAGAGTAATATGCCCCGTCACTTCCGAGTCTATATATTGTTCCGTTTCCGAATGCTGATGCAATTGAACCAGATCCAGTTATTACCTGGGTACCACCCCAGTAAACTTGATATGCTCCGCTATCAGCATAGTTTGTGAATGCAACTGCAGCATTACCTGCAGGATCATATGTAAATGCAGTAGTACTAGTGCTAGTTACTGTTCTAGTAAAACCTTGGTTTCTTGTTAAAGTCTCTCTAAAATAAGTATTTCTGCGTACAAGAACTTCTCTGAAATACGCATCCGCTCTAAAAAACTCTCTGTTATAGCCTACATCTCTAAAATATTCACGAATGTAATCGCCAATATAATCACCAGTATAGCTTCTGGTTACATTCTTTTCAAAGTTTCCTATGTAATTACCTACATAAGTTCCTGTATAATTACCTAAAAACTCACCTGCAAAATCACCAGTATAGTTTGCAGTATAAGCCCCAGCCCTAGATGCATCTCTTTCTCGGACATAGTTACCAGTATAGTCGTCTACAAAAACTTGGGACCGTTCTCTAGAGAATGTAGAGTCTCTATCTCTTACAAAATTACCTAGATAGTTTGCAAGAAATGTAGAGCTTGTATCAGGAGTTTCTCGTATCCTTCTTCTAGTAACTTGAACATTCTGCACATAATTTGCTGTGTAATCGCCAAGATATTCTTTGGTATAATTGCCCGTAAAAGTCTCCGCTCTATCTTTAATGTAGTTTCCAACATAGTTAGCGAGAAAGTCAGCCGTGGTTGAACTAAGATAGGCACTATTTCTATTTCTAGAAAAAGTAGAAGTTCTATCACGAGTGTAGGCGATTTCTAAAGTAGATTTCTTGGTATTAGTTGCAGTACCTACTGCTCTCCAAGTACCCGTGGAGGGAGCTCCTTGAGAGGAAGTTCTTAGCTTGTAAGAACCAATATTTGAATCAACACCTCTACGAGTCTTTGCTCTCTGCCCAAGAGAATACTGAGCCTGAGCATCAGTCATTTCTTGAACACCTTGATAATCTCCTGTAGCACCAGACGATCTTTTAATCGCCATAATTTTAACGCTAGACGGAGCAGTCATAGAAGTTCTACGATAGAGATTATATGTTGTTACTGTACCTGCTGTATCTGTATCACTGAACACACCAGTAGAATAAACAGTGTAGTCTGCACCCGGAGAAGAAGAGCCAAGTTTGAAGACGCCCACATAATCAGAAGATGCGATTCTTCCATTAAGTCTGTCTACAAGCGAGTTGAATTGTGTATCATTCATCTCAACGATTTGACCATCGTTATATGCAACGGGACGACGAAAATCAGAACTACTTTCTGAAGCAGTTCCATTTCTTTGATAGACTGTAGTTGTAGTGGAACCAGAGGTAATTGCAGAAGCTGGATGAGTCCCAACTCCCTGATTAAAATAAGTATCTACAAAAGTACCAACGATATTATGACCATCTACTACCAGAGTAAGATCACCAGGATCTGAACCAGCAGAGGCTGCTAGTTGAGTTCCTGCAAGATACGCAAGATAATTCTCTTCAGTTGAATTTAACTGCTGAAGGTCTCCCTGCGTGCCTTTCAGTTTAAGCGGCGTAGATAAAGACATTAAGGAATCCTATTAGTTCAGAAGAGTACCGCTAGCATCGTACACATCAATTGCTCTTCTACCTACATGGTTCAAGGCACTTACAATACTTGCTGTGGCACCTGCACTGTCAAAGTATGAAGAAAGCGCAGACAGAGGGCCAACTCTACCGTCAATTGCACCAGCACTATCTTGAAGTTGTTCAACATCAGCAGCAAGGGCATTCAGGGCTGTGATATGAGTTGTATCAAATCCAGTAAAGTAAGCATCGAGACTACTTAGTGATCCAATTTCTGTGTGAATCTGGACAAGAGCGCCCTTGACCGTATTGTTACCAGAAGCGATAGAAGTGATGTCTTCTGTACCAATCGTGCTTGCTACAACGCTGTCTAAATTACCATCTACTTCATTTACTGCAGCTACAATATTGGATGTTGCATCAGTGCTGAGAGAGCTATGATTACCAAGTTCTGTGCGAAGTTCTCTGATTGCTGCTGAAATGTCTGTAGCGGAGAGACCTGTGAAAGTCATATTGCCTATGTCGGTCTCATGTTCATTAATAGCAGCAGTAAGGTCGGTAGCTGTGGTTGTAAGAGACATGCTACCAATATCTGCTTCATGCTCATTAATAGCTGCTGCGATATCTGTTGCAGTTGTATTAAGAGACGGAGGTGTCAGAGTGCCAGCGAATGTAATATTCGCTCCACTGAATGTCATGGCTGTGGTAGAACCAGACTTAACAATCAGATTACCGGAAGTATTAGTCAGTGCGCCGAACTGAGATCCACCATCTTTTAGATAGATATTTCCACCATCAGCATCAAGACTGATGTTAGTAGAAACGTCAAGAGTGAATGCACCTGTTCTCTTAACAAGAGAAGTTTCTACAGAATTGAATTTAACATCAGATGCAACCATTACTGCTTGATCAAGAAGAGCCTCAACCGAGTCTAGTCGAAGATCAACATAGTTGAGACCTGTGACAAGATCAGTTGCTTTTGCGAGAGAACTATCTTCATCTCGGCTAACATCAAGAGCAGCAATGTCACCGATGTCTGTATGTAATTCATTGATACCAGCAACTGCGCTGGTGGTTGTTTCTGTGTCAAGCGCTGTGTGATCACCAAGTTCTGTACGAAGTTCACGAATCGCTGCAGAGATATCGGTCGCAGAAAGACCTGTGAATGTCATGTTACCGATATCAGTCTCATGCTCACGGATTGCATCTCTGAAGTTCTGTGCAGTAGTTGTCAGAGCATAATCTGCATTTGCCCCTCTTGCTGCAGTCTCTAGTTCATTAATACCGCCTGCGACGCTCTTTTCGTCTGTACCAAGTGCTGAGTCGGTATAGAGAGTCTTGCTGAATGTAGCATTTGTGGCATCAAATGTCAATGCAGTGTCAGTGCTTGTCTTGACTACAAGATGCCCACCACTGTTCGTGAATGCTGCGTACTGAGTGCCTGCATCTTTCAGAATAACATCAGCATCGTCAACATCAAGGACAACATCACCGGAAGCGTCAACAGTAAAGTCACCAGTGACATTAATTGTATGATCACCACCAATTGTCTCTGTGAGAGTGCTACCGATATTTGTTGTTGCCGTACTACCAACAAAGAGAGTGTAAGTTCCTGTAGCAGAATCGGTAAGATTGCCATCTACATTTCGTGTAAAATTACCCCCAGCGGACTGGGTAATATTACCAGTAACATTTGCTGTCTGCGCACCGCCAATCGTTTGAGTATGATTTCCTGTAGTAAACTCAGTGAAACCACCAACATAGGTAACTGTTTGACTCGCCCCGCCAAGACCAAACGTAACAGCATCAGCGCCATTTAACTGAATTTTGACATCACTGTTGGTTTGAAGGAATATATCACCTGCGACATCAACTGTCAAGTCGCCAGTAGGGACATCAATCTCTTGATTGGATCCCATGATGAATTGAAATCTTGTAGCACTGTCGTCTTTGATATAAAGATTGCCACCACCTGCATCAAGAACAACATCAGCAGTAACATCTAATGTGTAGTCTCCTGTTACAAATGTTTCAAAATCTGAACCCGAAACAATTTGAGTTTTTGATGCGTCAAAGACTGCTTCAATTTCGTTAATGGCACCTACAAGGTCTGAATCCTGATCAGTGTTTAGATCATCAGGATCACCTACATTGAAAGATACAGTGTTGACATTATCTTTGAATGTTTTGAAGGAATCTGAGATTGAGGTATATGGTCTTGCCATCTATAGTTTCTCTACTAGTTTTGAAAGCAAATCTTTAATTTCGCTAACTTCATTTTGTAGGGTAGAAACAGACTGCTTGAGTTCTGCATCTTCTTGTTCTTTTAGCTTCCGTAAACGCTTTTGTTCACGAGCAGCTTCTATCTCACTTTTATTTATATTTAAAATGGCACCGGTTTGCTCGTCCCTGACCAAACCGTTCTGCCCTTCCACCTTTGTAAAGCTCATATTATACCGCCAAGGCAATTGCTCTTAGATCACGAATTACAGGTACTCTAGCACTATTCGTAGAGCGGAAGACAATCTTCAACTGGAATGAAGTGAAGGGTGTCAATTCACCACCTAGACCACCTACCAGATAACGATACTCTCTGAAAATGTTTCTGTTTGTATCTGTAGGTAGTGTTTCTTCTGCAGATACTAGAGCCCAAGGCTGCTGACGAATATTCTTACCAGCATCGGCTGTTCTGTAGTAGACCTGGAAGTCAGCCTGAGGAGGTCTATTGGCTGCAAGCAGAACCTTGAGACCAACTGCTTCTTCTGCAAGCTTTACAGGAACTGTCAAATGCTTCGCAAGAGAAGTCCCGAATGACGGGTTTGTTTCTGCTACGAAAGCCATCGGGACATTGAACCCGGTAGTTGCTGAAGAATCTTGCTTGTCAATCATATTGCTTACAAGAACAAGACCTGCTCTCTGCATATCAATGACAGGGCTCACACGAGGGTCTGTCGTAGTCATTGTACACTGAATCTCAGCAGACCTACCACCGGTGATTTCTGCAGCTTCTTCTACTCTGGTGAAGATAGCATGAGGTGCAGAGAAATCGGTGTTGTACTTGTTCTTGATCAAAGAGAAGCTTGTATCTCTTGTAAATCTACCTTGATCAGAATCGACCAAAGAAGAGTTTCTTGTAAACTTACCAGAGAAGGTGATGTTCGTAGCTTCAGGTTGAACAATGTCAATAACGGGTCTAAGTGTGTCAAAGTTTAAGTTCTGAGAACCTGTAACAGAACCACCACCAAAGATGCCCGAAGAAGTTGCGCTAGAATCTGCGTAGAACTTATACCCAGAGCCATCAACAGAGACAACTGCTCTTTGACCCATGATAGAAGAACCAAGAATACCGTTGTATCTTGTAGCAGAATCAAGACCAGAAATTGTTGTGATATCTGTCTGACGCAATCCATGACCACGATTGATTACAGTAATGACATTAGAGCCAGACTTAGCAATCAGAGGATCTCTGGTAAGAATTGCCGGGGGAACTTCTGCATTCTCAAGAATTGCATTACCTGAGAATTCAAAGTTTGCCCGATAAAGTCTGAACGCAAGGTCTTCTCTACCGCTGGGCTCCCATGTTTTGGAGTTCTGAGACTTGAAGAGTGAACCGAGATAGGGCTGCTTGGAAACTCTCTTCTCGGTAGAACCAAGAACAAAATCTTCAACTTCAGAGATATAAACTTTGTACTCCATAGAAGGAGACCAAAGAACGATTGCGTATTCAGTGCCTCCCCGAAGATGAACAGGCTCGTCAAAAACAAAATCTGTTCCGTTTGCAAGCATGCTGTCAATCGTACCGGTAGGAACAACATTAACAGAAGATGCAGGCTTAACCACACGAGATCCAGGAATCGCTCTGTTAGAATCAGGATGTCCATTAACCATCGGACGAAGTTCCATCTTGACAGGAAGGTTACCCGAATCTTTAGAAGAGAAGTAAACCCGAATACGAGTTACGAAAATGCCATTCGGATCAGGAACTTCAAAAGACTGCGCAAGAGGATCAAGATAGATTCTGGCACCGTCACTGAAAGCAGAACCGCCACCAAAGCCAGCACTGAAGTTCAGAGGAATACCTTCTGCGTCTGTTCCGCTTCCACCAATAGCTGTCGTCTGACCTGTCGTCGTATCAACCTTGGGAATGCTAGAAGTGTAGCTTCCTGGCGTGATGGCAGGACGAATGGTTGTATCAGGTGTAGGATCAGGCGTAGGCTCACTAGGTAGACTTCCCGAAGAAGTTCTGCTAGACTGACCAGTACCTGTTACAGTTGTCGTACTTGTAATATCACCAAGAGCTTCTGTGACAGTTTTCTCTTGCTTGACATCTGTGGCAGTATCTGTGGTAATAAGAGTTTCTGTAGAAAGCTCTGTAGAAACATCTCTCTTCACAGTATCAATAGTGGTTTGATCACCAACAATTTCAAGAACACGAGTAGAAAGAATCGTTTCTTGGAAAGTTTCCAGAGCACCTTCAGCGTAGTACATTGCTTCTGCAGTACACAAAGCAGCAGTTTTGTCATAGACACTAACATCAAAGAGGGCAAACTGTCTCTTACCAGTTCTAAATCTCATGAAGTTGTTATTAGGAATTTCAAACTCCCCTTCAATAACACCATTAGAGTTAGAGATAAGATTGGTAGATCCCTTAGAGTGTTCTGTCTTAGGAACTACTGCTGTATGCTTAAATCTGCGATCAGAGTGTCTAACAAAAGACCCCTGCCGACAGAAGCGACTGACATCAGCGCCATCAAAGAAGGGGAAGAATCTTGTATTCGGACGAAGACCTTCTGCCTTGAAAGAAACCTTACGAGAACGCATCCAAGGAATCAAAGCAACATCAATGACACGATAGTCGATAACTTCACGAATCGTGCTTTCACTAGCAATTCTATTAACTGTGCTTGTGGTAGAGGTATTCGTTACGGTCTCTGTGTCTTGTGCATATTGATTTTCTGTGTTAATCGTAGTTGTCTGCTCAAGAGTCGTCGTCTTGATGTTCTCATATTGAGTTCTAGACTGGAAAGTCTCTGTGGTGCGAGTCTGAGTGTATTCACGATACTCAGGCTGCCAATTACCAGCACCGTAACCGTCTCTCTGACCATCAGAAATATTCGGATCCCACTCTTCTCTGCGAATGATTTCTTCAGAAGAAGTTGTACCGATGAGGTCTTGAGAAGTTCCAAGCTTAGTAGAAGTTGTGGTGGTACCAGTAACAGCCCAGTCACCAACTTGCTCGGTGACATTACTACCAATCAAACGAGGCTGAGAAGTATTCTGTGTTACGGTAGTGTTGACGCCCGTGACATTCGTTGAAGCATCTCCGACTTGAAGATCATTGATGTCTTTACCGCCCCAGTTCCATTCCCAGTTGTTCCAGAGAAGGGCTTGGCGAGTATCAAGCTGAGTGCCACCATCTTTAATACGAGGGGCAGCAATCTCAGACTCTTTCCAGTAGTCAGAGAAGGGAGAGAGCGTGATGTTACCGACAAGCTTCTCAATAAAGAAGGGGTTTACATTCTCAACTTTAGAAGCAACATCTTGTGCTGTGTGAATAATCTCAGTATGCTCAAGCATGACAAGATCGCCAAACTTGACTGTATTAGACTGAGAAGTATTGTCAGAGTCCCAGACAAGATCAATCGTAGTCTCTTTGAAAGACGGACGAAGAAGACGCTCTCTAGGATCAATAGAAGCACGATACTCAGGGCTCTTCGTATCAGAGAACATCTGAGTAGAGAAGTTATCAACCAAGAAGCCTGACTTAGTTCTATCTGCTCCTGAAGAATCAAGAACCTTCAAGCTTTGTGTTGCAAGCTCAAGAAGAGACAGAGTTGTGAGTTCTTCAAGCTTATCCAGTTTCTTCTCAATCTTGTTGATGTCCTCCATGGTGTAACCTTTGAGAGGAATCAACTGGCTCTTCAGATCCTTGACATGAAGAGTGTTCGGATTGAGTTCAAACTTGTAAAGATCAATGCAGTCCTTGGGAGTATTCGGATACTTGGGCTGCAGAGAAGAAGTGCCTGTGATATATCTCAACTGACCTGTCTGAGAAAGAACAAGTTTATCCAGACGAGGGAGATAGTACTCAGCATCTGCTTCTACCAGTTCAGTAGGTTGAGGAAGTTCATTTACGATATTGAAACTACCAGAACCGTTAGTTGCGGGACGGAAGTCAATGACATCTCTCAGAGAAACAAAGCGACCGTCATTAAGTCTGTGTGCAGGCACATCTGTGCTTAGTACATCAACTTCGTTGACGCCATAAGAGTTGATGGCGAAGAAGTCACCAGTTCCGTGGCTGTAGTACTTGTATCGGACAAAGATACTTAAGTTATCAGAGTCAAGTGTACCACCATTTAGAATGAGTCTTCCATCGTCGTAATGGGTATCTCTTTGACCTGGGTCAAGAGAGAAACGAGATGCAATATTTGTACCATCAGAATCATTCTTACGAATACGAACAATCTCATAGATATCCGACTTATTCAGATCAATGTATCTGAACCCATTTCCATCAGAATCTAGAGTCGCCGTAAGAGTGGTTTCTGTCAGAGTCTTTGTACGAATTCTACCACTGCCTTTACGGACATAGGTAAGAATGTCAACATTAGTGCTATTTGGAAGCCCAGTAATAGTAGCCTGAGTTTGACCAGAAGTCAAAGTAGGAGACCATCCAGTTTCAATCGTGCTAGCAGGGCTAGAAATGATCCAATCGCCTGTGTTGGTAAAGTTCTCGTTTGCGGCGCTGAGGTTGATTGTAACCTCTCCGCCAGCAGTTGTCGTAGCATTGAACTTTCTAGCAACAGTCAGAGAGACACTGGAGAAAGACTTGGGACGACGAATCGGAGCATCAAAGAGAAGAGTCTTCTTCTCAGGCTGCTGAAGAATAGCATTGCTAGACGCATCAAGAACGAGATCAACATAAGTGTCCGTTCCAGTACCGATAGACTTGACATCTCTCAAAGAGAGGGTTGTAGAGGTTCTTTGAATGTCAAAGAGATACAGGTTGTAGTTACTACCTACGCCTTCTTTAATTGCACGGACTCTTGCAGTACCAACAGAATCTCCAGAATACTCTGTTCCTGCCATGAGGTCAACTTGCTCACAAGAGCTAAAGTCCAGCATTCCTTTGCCGCTATCAAACTCAAAGAAGTTGCCGTAGTCTACGGGAATGCTTTCGTTATCTTGAGTAAAGGTGTCAAGTGCTTTTGGTACTTTGATCGTAGTGACCATATCTTTGTGGACACGATAACCGTTGATATAGGCAGTACCAGGGTCAACTCTCAGTTTGAAAGAGCTTGTATCGTTTGTTTCAAAATAAGACTTGAAGTATCTCTTAATGTAGTTACCAGATTCTTCAAAAGTTCTCTTTGCCATCTCATCACGGATAGAGTTGAATCCGTCTGTGGTAGATACAGTCTTTTTGATAACACCATCGACAATATCAGCAACATAGACAAAGTTGTCCGATGCAGCAATATCTTTTTTGTTTGTAAGAATCAGTCTAATACGATAACGATCAGCACCAGGCGAAGAACGATTCGGAACTGCGCCCTGATTGTCAAAAAGATCCTCATCATCAGAAGAAGTTACGATATCCTGAACAACTTTGAAACCAACTGTCGCAGTAACATTGTTCGCATACTTGTTAAGAAGGATGCTTTGAGGATTACAGAATACGAAGTGTCCCTGGGTGAAAAAGCTACCAGAAGCAACACTGAATTGAGTAGCATAGCCAACAGCAGGATTAGTGGTAGTGTTCGTTCTCTGTACTCTGAGATTCAACGTAGAGCTATCAACAGTACCAGTAATAACTTCATCAGCTTCCAAACGGGCGACACTTGTACCAGCTTTTGCTGCAGGTTGATCTAGGTACTGAACATAGAGAGTTTGAGGATCGCTAGTTGTTGCTGCAAGTCCTTCAAAAACTTTTACTTTGATACCAGAGGTCTGACCTGTAAAGATTACATTCTGAAGCGAAGAAAGATTAGAAGGAAGAGATGTCGTACTTTGAATCTTGACAAACTCATATTGATTGTTAATCTTAACACCACCAGGCTGAATCGGAGCGCCATCAAGAAATAAGTTTGATGCGAAACGAGAGATTTCACGCTGGATGATTGTTTGCATCTGCGTGAGTTCTCTTGCTTGAAGAGCCCGACCACTATTGAACAGAATTCTGTGATAGTTGTCACTATCTGCAAAATCGTCTTTATATGTGGTTCTGAAAATCTGTTCAGTATATGCCTTGGTCATTTAATTACCCTTGCGATAAAATTTAATCTGCATAAACAGTTTTAAGATAATATGCTATGTGAGGATTCCATCTCTCTTCTAAAGGGACATGAAATTTTTCAAAAACAGAAAATAGTTCGTTTATTCTGTTTTGCCCACTTTCCATTCCTACAAAACCTGCCTGTTCTTTCCATTTCATAATACTTGTACCAGCAGAAAGAGAAGACTCTTTATAGACAACTTGTACTCCGCCAATATACCCACAATCTTTCAAAAAATTAATTCTGTCTGTTCTATATTCATAATTATTTAACCATCTTTTACTACCCTCTAAATTTGGAGAGTATGCTGCTACAGTGGTGTTTGCATAATTTCCTGCTGGGGCACGAGCACTCTCTTCTAAGTACATCGGGCCAATAATTTGTGCTCCAATCAAATAATCATTATCATAAATCCAAACTCTTTGTTTATCTGAAGAAAGAGGAACGGTAAATGTCTGAATCAATCCGTCTACGATTCGACTTTCTGCAATATCTTCCTCACCTTCTTCGACCAACATAAAATCTCTATTGGCTTTTATAATCTCTAAACGATTTGCTTTACTGTGAATAATCTCAGCCGTATGATTAAAAACTCTCATGTATGAGTCTTCATCTACCTCACTAATTTCTTGAATCAAAAAACGGTACATTTAACTACCTCACAATTGAATAACGATCTTCAAATCTTCAGTTTGATTTGTTTCTCTTGTAACTGCAGCCCTGTTATCTATGTAGAGCAAATCTCCAGACAGACGATTTACTTCACTGTTAACAATACTGCTGATTGTTGCCGTTGTGCTACCGCCGCCCTCTACGATAGAGATAGTCTCACTTGATTGGAAAGAACGGAAGCCAGTGTACTCAGATTGGTGAATCAACAAGTCGCCATTGGAGTCAACATTGTCGATAAATGCCTTCGCACCAGATGTTGAACCCTGAATGACTTTATCATTCGTGAAAGGACCATCTGCAACAGAAGTGATATCAAGCTTTGTCAAGCCTAGCCCTGTTTCTCTAGTGAACAAAGAGTTATCACTGTCATATCTCATATTTTTGAAAAGCATAACTTGTCTAAAGTCTTGCCCGATCAAGAAGTCGTCGTTCTCTGCACCAGAAGGTTTCGTGTTGAACATAAGGGCAGATGATTTGAAATCTTTTCTTGCATCATATCCAAGACCAAGTTTAGGTGCAATTACTGCACGAGCCGTTGCAGAGTCACCACCCCCACCAGCGATTTCAACGCTAGCGTAATCGTATCCGCTACCAAAAGCAATAGTACCATCACTGCTGTCTTTAACACGAATGTTTACAATAGCACCACCAGCAACAGTGGCAACGCCCTTAGCATCAGACCCGTTGCCCTTGATTGTAACTGTAGGAACGGAAGTATAACCGGATCCAGTATTCGTCACAACATAACCGAGAATCTGTCCAGCGACAGCATTATTTTGAATTGCTTGCTGTTCTACATCTTCTGCGGGAGAATCAGAGTCTACTGCAAGTTCTCCTGGACCAAGAGTAGCGCCTGCGCTGTCTTGTACACGATTCACAGGAATGTATGCAGAAGAAATGAATTTAGAACCCTTCAGTGCACCAATCGTGTACATAAACTTCCACATGTAACCATCTGCTGTGCGGAAAGGAGTACCAGTTGTGTTACCTGTGGGCTGTACAGTAGATGCAATTGTTTGAGGTGGATTGGCGTTTGTTTTACCTTGCTGCAAGCACATATAGACCTGCTGATTATCATTCATGACATAGAATGCATTCGTGGGATAACCAACGTAGTTGTCATCATAGGCAGAATAAACGGCACCTGAGATCCAGTTGTAACGAGGAATTACGAAACTAAGATCCGTAATATTCTTGATAGACTGAAGACCCTGACGAGAATTTCTTTCATCACGAATACTATTTCTAGGATCAATAGCAATATCAGAATCATTCCAGTCTTCCGATTTACCAATCCCAGCAAAGTAGTAGTTATCAGAATCGTTAAAGTCCTTTTGAAGGTCTAGAAGAATCTGAGTCTTCAGTTTGTCTGTAATTACCGCAGCCATTTATTTGTCCTATGCAATTGTTGCACCACTATTGTAAAAAATATGCCATGATCCATTATTCCAAATCAAAGACACAGCATCACCATTTGAGTCAAATGTAATTGTAGACCCACCCGTCAAACTTGTAGGAGTGAGAGTGTGACTAACACCAGAATTGATACTGGTGCACATAATTTGTTTTACATGTCCATCTTGAGTTGCATTAGCAAGTGACAAAGCAAAGCTAGAACCTCCACTATTGCTAATGAAACTAAACGGAACATTTAGATTTACAGTACCACTTCCAATAATTTCATCATTTGCATAAATGAGAGCAGACTGAACACGAACGCCACCAGAACCTTTACCAGAAAGTCTTAAGTCTACATTTGTATCATCACCGGCGGCAGCAATAATAGGATCTGATCCTGTTTGAGCATTTGTAATGCTAATATGGTTCACTGCTGCTCCAATTGCTGTGAGAGCAATAATCTCAGCACCATTTGCGTCATTCAAAGGACCTGTCAAATCAGGAGTTGTGATAACAGGTGAGGTAAGTGTTTTATTCGTCAGTGTCTGTGCTGCTTCAGTAAGAACAACTTCTGCAGAATCAGTAATCGTAGGAATTCTGACAATGACATCATTGGATACAGCACGAGGTCTAATCTGTACAGCGTAAGAACCGCTACTGTCGTCTAGGTCTAGATTTGAAATGCTAGGATTTGTGATTGTCTTATTTGTAAGAGTCTGCGTAGCTGCCTCAAGAACAAGAGTTCCCGTAGCATCAGGAAAAGTAATCGTTCTGGCTGCGGTAGAATTGGGAGCTTGAATAGTAGTAACAAAAGAAGTCGTACCAGTGATTTGAATATTATCACTGTCAAAATCAATCAGGGTCATGAGATTAGTCCCATCCCCTAACTTGGTATAGATTTCTTCAAAATTCTGTTGAATTTTTAGAGTTGCGGCACGAAGGGTATCACCTGTACCATCGTTCGCAATAGTTCCTCTATTCAGTACTTGTCTCGGCATTTATCAACTCTCGGAGTTAAAGTTTTACAATGTTATTTATACTAGTTAACCTGATTCTGATTCAAAAGTTCTTCAAGAGTAAGCTCTCCATCAGAATCATTCAGAGGACCAGGAGATGCGGAGTCCGCAAAGGTAAATGGCTCAACAAAAGTAAATTCGTCTTGATCAATTCTTTCTTCGCTACTGATATCCAAACCTGTGACACTCCCGCTATCACCTTCGTCAAGAGTCGGCGAATTAGGCTCAAGGAATTCTGCAAGACTGCTATATTGATTATCAATGTTCTCAATGGTGAGATCGCTAACATCAAGAATATCATTGCCACTTGGGCTTGGGAAGGTACCTCTACTACCTAGACCGGTCCTAAACTGCATTCCGGGTCTCTCCGCAAGATCAAAGAGTGCTCTATGCTGAGCAAACGCTGCAGGCTCAAGAGTTGCAAATCCTTCAACTCTCTTGGACACAGTCTCAGGTGTTCCAGGCTCGG